GAGTGAGATACAATCAACTCTGTCTAACATTGTTAGTCATAGCAGCATATTTAAATTTACTACTTAAGTAAAATCAGACCGTAGAATCATCTGCGGTCTTTTTCTTTCTTTCCTTTTCTTTTTTACTTATTCCTAAATCTTTTATTTTACCAAATATACTATCAGATTCTTTTCCTGCTTTTTTGATGCTCTTATCCATTGCATCAATTTGTCTATGTGCTCCACCTTCCCCTCTATGATCCTTTGCAGATAAACTTGATAAATTTCTCGGATCATTACCAAAATAAATTCCTAACTTCGCATATTTGTCTCTTAGTTTTTGTCTTTCTCTTTTTGTTTTACCCTTAAATAATGTTTCCCCTCTATCAAGTGGCACATTATGGTGAGCTTCATCTCCCTTCGATGTTATATCTTTAACTGCTGATTTATAATCTCTTTTTTTTACTGATGGATCTGTTTGGTAGTCAGCACGATCTTTCCTCACTGCTTGTTGTTTTTTTCTACTTGCTTTTAATTTGAGACTATATCTTTGCATACCATCTTTGTCTTTACCGACAGTCCCAATAATTCTTGATTCTCTATCTTCATCGGACATAGAATCAAGTTTGGCTTTTACTTTATTCCATCTTTCTTTTTCTATATCAGTTCCATCTTCAGGATAATTTACTTCAAAGATAAATTGTAGATAAGTTTTCATGGATCTAATTTGGATCTGTATTTCTTGTATTCTCTGTCTCTATTAAATCAGTATCTATAAATTGTGATGAATCTTTATATCTCATGATCGTTCTCATATCTTTTAAGAACATTCCCAAATATGAAGAGTCTAAAATATAAATTTCTCTTTTTTGATCATTTAAATTAGTTTCATATTCATAATATGTAACTCCACTAACAGGATTCAAAGTAGCGGTGGAGGATGAAGGATCTGGGATTGTAAATCCCTCATCAACAACTTTACCTTTTGGTAGTATCAATCTACCATTAGCATCTTTGACTTCAGTAGTTACATAGTGACGAATTTGATTTAGATCCTTCCCATACTTGTTCTCTGCATAATTGTAAATTTGACGATTATCAAGTGGCCATTGATCTCTTACATTTATGATATTTGCAGTAGTGAGAACAACCCAATCTAATCCTCCATCACCATATACAAACTCTGCAACTTGATCAGGTCTAACCCCGTCCCTTATATAATAACTTACTAAAGAAGTAAAAATATATTGTAAATCATCACGTAGTTTTGCTCTACGAAATAAATTTTTTACTTGAATGTAATCTGTAGAATTATTTCTATCTTTAAGAAAAGATTGATAATTTAAGTTTGGTAGTTCTCTAAAGTAGGTCATTAGTATCCAACTCCGCTTCCTGCATCTTCTCCATCATAATCTTCCTGATAGACTGGATTTACCTCTGTAAATGAACATTGGACAGTCATATGCGTTGGTGTTCCGTCATAGAATGTTGAATAGTTTCCAGATTGTGTGTAATTTACCTTCATATTTGTAAGATGAGCAGGTAAAAATTTATTTAAAAATGGATGAGGTTTTCCTCCTTGTTTATATTCTAGTTGAAATATATCTGGTTGTTTAATAAAGATCCCTTTTCCTGTATCTCCTTTTTTAGAAGCCATAGATCTTTTTAAAACTCTTATTATATTTTTAACTTGCTGTGCTTCATCATAATTTCTAGGAAAAAATTCAAATTGAAACGGGAACACTCTGAGTTGAACCCCTTCAAATAATAATTCTAGGTTTGGATTTAGGATTTGACCTGATGCTCTCGCTATTAATTGATTTGGTGTTACGTTACCACCAAAAGCACCAATCGCCCTACCAGCGATTGCTGCACCGATTGCATTTTGATTTTTTGTTATCGCATCCGTTCCTTCTCGAATAATCAATCCAAATGAATCACGTATTTGAGTCAGGGTTGGATTGTCTAATGCTCCTGCAACTAGACCTGTTCCTATTGCCTCTAGAGGGTTTAAAGTTCCATTTCCATATTGAACATTATTTGCATCCTGAACTTGTCTTGGAATTGGTAAGTATATTGTATGTTTTGCTTTCTGTTTCTTATTTTTACTACTTGCAGTTGTTAATTGAAAAGGACTTTTTGTTTCATCTAGTAAAGCTGCTCCTGCCGACACTACATCATCAGATTTATCTTGTTTCGTTTCCTTTGGATCTGTAACTGACACTAAACCTGATAAATTCAAACCAGCTGGAACAAAATCAGATACTCTTATCACCAAAAAATCCATTGAATCATCTAAGGCAGTATTTGGATATCTTAGTGTTGCTGGAAGACCACCAGTAGTATCGTAAGAATCTGTTTTTACTTCTCCATCTTTATTTTTAACTTCTTCTCTTTTTTTAGCGTCATGTTCGTTCATCTCCTTTACAGAGGAAAACTCCCTCATACCAGCTATTTGTTCTGCACTAAATCCTGTTGTATCTGCGTTACCTAAGTTTCCTGCCATTTATCGACCTATTTTTTATTATTTAGGTGGTTTCATCTGGAAATTCTGAAATGGTATCAATTCAAGGTCTTTTAACTCATCTGCAGTCACTTCATAGAGTCCACCTTGCACCTCTGGATATGTATATTTTCTATTTCTACCCCAGTGAAAGTTGTATGCTATGAATCCGTATGAGAATACTTCTGTGACTTGAACTAGTGGATTCAAATCGAAACGAATCTCTGGTGTTTTCGCCATGTATCGAAACACATAGTAAGAACCTGGTATGGGAACTACAGGTCCCTCAGTCAATACACTTTTTACTCTTGTTGCTAATTCATCAGGATTCTTGATTGATACTAGACTATCTGATATTGGTCGAACACGATTACCGATAGTATCTTCTGGTCTATCATCTTTGTATAAACCTTCATCTACTAATTTCTTTCTAAGTCTAAGTAGTGCTTTAGGTGATAATCGTGTTGCTCTACGTGCCATATTTAATACCTAACTCTTTCTCTGTAAATACTTTAAACTCATATCCACGATCCTTACACCATTCATCTGCTGCTTCCCACTTTGCTTGATTCTTTGCGTATTCATATGCTTCACGCAAGTAACCCTTTGTTTGTCTTTTTGGTTTTGCTGGTGGTTTCGTTTGTTTGTTTGGTTTGATCTCTATGATATACTTTTTAATTGTACCTGTACTTTCTTTCACTTTAATATAAAAGTCTGGAAAGTATCTGTGTGGTTTGTTATCAATGGGTGAACGATACCAAACATACATTTCCTCACTACCCCATTCAAGTATTCTTTCATTATTATCACAATATACCATGAATTTTCTTTCCCAAAGTGACCTATAAACAATGTTTGTAGGATTACCTTTATACTTTCGTGGATAAGATGGTTGATATTTACCCTTGTAAGCCATCTAAATAATAATAAGACAAGTTTTAGGTATTTAGAGTGGTAAGACCCCGCAGAATATCAGATTTTAAACCCACATTTACTAATTTAGCACAAACATCTCACTATCAAGTCATTTTTGGTGGTTTACCACTTGGTGTGAGACAGCATTTAAATGTAAGGGGTGTTAATTATAGATTTATCACAGAGACATCAGGATTATTATGTAACAACGCAGTTCTTCCTGGTGCAGCTCTTGCTACTGCACAGGTAGTTGGTAACTATGCTGGAGTCACTGAAAACATGGCTCATACAAAAATATTTAATAAGATCAATTTAGAATTCTATGTTGATAATGAGTACAAGAGTTTAAAGTTTTTGGAGCACTGGATAGAATTCATCGCAAATGGATCTGGTGAGGATCAATCTAGAAAAGATTACTTTTTTAGAATGGAGTATCCTGATGATTATAAAGCATACCAAACAAAAATAATTAAATTTGATAGAGATTACAAGGAAGAGATGCAATATAATTTTTATGGTATGTTTCCACAACAGTTAAACTCCATTCCTGTTAAATATGAGGGATCTCAAGTATTAAAGGCAACTGCTACATTTATGTTTGATAGATACTCAGCAGGTAAATTCTCTAGTTACGCTAGGTACAGAGGAAACTATAATAACTTGAAAGAAAACCAACCCACACCTGAAGTAAAAGGACTAATGGATGATGGTGGATATACTCAACAAGAGGCAACTCAAATATTAAATGGAGGATTAGAAACAGTTATAGGTGGAGATTAACTGACTATATAATATACAAATTTCTAATATATCATGCCTTTACCAAAGATTAGTACCCCGACATATGAGTTGGAAATTCCATCAACAAAGAAAAAAATAAGATACAGACCGTTTTTAGTTAAAGAGGAAAAAATATTAATAATTGCTATGGAGAGTCAATCAGACTCACAAATAGCAAACGCTGTTAAAGATGTTCTTTCTAGTTGTGTGCTCACGAAAGATGTAGAGATAGAAAATTTATCAACATTTGATATTGAATACTTATTTTTAAATATAAGAGGTAAATCTGTTGGTGAGGATGTTGAAGTATTAGTAACTTGCCCAGATGATAACAAAACTAAAGTTCCTATATTAATCAAACTTGACGATATTAAAATAAAAACTTCAAAAAAGCATAGCAGAGATATAAGATTGGATGATACGTTAACATTAAGAATGAAATATCCGTCTATGAAAGAGTTTATAAAATCAAACTTTAGTGTTGAAGGTATGAAACCTGAAGATACATTTGATTTAATCATATCTTGCATAGAGCAGGTTTACAGTCAAGATGAGTCATGGTCTGCTTCCGACTGCACAAAAGACGAAATGAACGACTTTCTTGATCAATTAAATTCCACACAATTTAAAGAAATTGAAATGTTTTTTGAGACTATGCCCAAATTGTCTCACACTTTAAAGGTTAAAAATCCTAAAACTAATGTTGAAAATGATATCAAATTGGAGGGTCTAACTGCTTTTTTCGGGTAGGTATGGCTCATGAAGACCTTGAGTCATACTTTAAAACTAATTTTGCCTTGATGCAACACCATAAATATAGTTTGACAGAGCTTGAAAATATGATCCCTTGGGAGAGAGAAGTATATCTCACTCTTTTACAACAGTATATTGAAGAGCAAAATCTAAAGGCACAACAAGAACACGGTTTAAATGGATGAAGATCAAGTAGATCAATCTACAGAGGACAATCAAGAATCTGAGGGCACTGGATCTAGAGAATCAGAAAGATCTAAAAGAGAGAGTAGTGTATTCTCAGCGATAGGTGGAGCTCGTCAAGTAAATGTAAACAGATTAGTTAGTAGTAGAACAAATCCTTTAATTGAAAGAATTACAAGGTTAGAATTAAATTTAGCGACAAGTAATAAAAATATACAGGCAGTTAACTCTTCAACAGAGAGAAGTTTAATACAAATAAACACCTCAATAGTTGCGTTGCAACAAAGTTTGAAAGTAATATCCGATGGAATGGATGTTTCCGATAAATTAGAAAAAATAAAAGATGCAAATGATAGAGCAAGAGAGAGGCAATTAGCAGAGCAAGCACTTAGAGATGGTAAAGAGCAGGTTGTTGAAAGAAGGATGCAGTCTGCATTATCAGCACCTCTTAAAAAAATTGGTACTAAAGCGAGGTCAATTCTAGGAAGTTTAGTTGAGTTCTTTAATATAACCTTACTTGGATTCATGGGTTTAAAGACTGTTGAACTCATATCTGCACTAGCAGATGGCAATAAAGAAAAACTAGAAGAGATAAAGGGTAAAATATTAAAACAACTAGCGATAGCAGGAGGTATATTCATAGCGATAAATGCTGGATTTGCTATTGCTTTGAGATCACTATTAAGGTTAGGTGCATACATTACAAGGGTTGCAGCAGCGAATTTGCTCAAGAAACCGATTGAGTTATTAATTAACTTAGTTACTTCTGGTAGATTTAGTAGTGGTGTTAATAGAGGACCAACTTTTATTCCTCCAAGCCAAGGTCGTAATCCTGGACGTATACCTAGTGTTAGTCTTACTAATACTTTTTTTGCTGTTAATGCTTTCTTAGATGAACTGGATCAAAGAGGTGCTAATCAAGCCCCAGAAGCTATAGTGGATACTGGATTAAGATTAGGTGCTTTTGCTACAATTAATTCTGCAATATTAAGAGCTTTTAAAGGAAGAAAAGGTGGTGGTGTTACTGGAATATTAGCTGGACTAGTCTTTGATAATTTTATTGGAAGAAGTGTTTTCGATCCACTCGCTGACTTTGGAGGTGGAATCATAAGAGAACGGATAGGTATGGAACCACTTATAGAGGGTCTAAGTATGGATACTCAACAAACTCAGCAACTGTTCGCTCAAACTGATGATGATAATGTAAATGTCTTTTTAGTGAATGGTGAACAACGTGCATCAATAACTTCAACAGGCACTTCTGAACAAGTTTCAACCGTGCCTGTTGTGTCTAGTGCTAATCCAGATAATCCATATATTTTGAATTCTATCATAGAATACAATATAATAGGAGTGTAATATGAATTTAGCATCAATAAAATTAGACAGTATCAATAAAACAGTAAGTGGTTTAACAGAAGCGGTAAAAAAAGCAAATTTAATAGCGTCTGATATAGGTAAAAAGGTTAGAGAGGCAAATGTTAGATTGAGAGAGAGAATATCAAACGCAAATAAGGATTATCAAAAGAGATTAGATTCATCAAGAAAAAAACAGAGAGAGGAGTTAATAGAAGCACTTGGAATTGGTGGTGCCATGCGAAGGACAGGTCAGGTAATTAAAAATACAGCAAAAGGATTCCTTGGAAGAATCATGGAATTTATATCCGTGGTTTTAATTGGATGGGCTGTAATGAATATACCCAAAATAATTAAAGGTGCACAATTATTAATAGGTAGATTGAAAAAATTTTTTCAAGTTGGAGAGAAAATTGTAAAGGATTTAACTGAATTTTTAACAAATTTTGGAACAGAGTTAAATCAGATTTTTTCTAATTTACTTGGATTTGACTTTTCACAATTACAAGATAGAATTTCCTCAATTATGACTAAATTGCAAAATGATTTTAAAACATTAGAGAGAGGATTAATTCGGGATGTAAATAATCTAGTAAATTTGACTGAAGAAGATATAGCAAATTTGATGGATGATGCGGAAGGTCCTACTAAAGTAGATATAATTGATCAGGCAATAAGTGACACGGGAATTGATATGGATAAATTTAACAAACTCCCTGAAATGATTAAAACTGGGATAAGAGCACTGGCATCAAAGAATATAAGAAAAAATATAGAAGATGGAAATCCAGATGGTCCAATTTTTGATGAAATTGATATGGAATCTCTACTAAATGCAGATAGCGAAGAGGATTTTGAGAAAGTTTTGAAAGATAATAGATTTAAAATTATAGAAGTAAATGGAAAAAAAGTTTATGTTCCACCCGAATCAGTAAAAACTCAAAATATAGAAGATGATATAAAAGATTTCTTTAATGATATTAAAGATGATGAAACTAAAAATAAGAACAAAAACAAGGAAATCTCTTTCAATCCTGTAAAAAATGATCGCAGATTTGAACTGGACAAAAAATCAAAAGATGTTTTCATTCCATTTAACGAAGTATACAATAATAATAACAATATTGCATTTAATAGTAAAGAGGATTCACTACAGTTAAATAGTGATAACGATAATGGTTATAATTCTCTTGATAATCAATTTATACAAGCATTAACATGACTGCAATATCACCATCAAGATATGACGAAATTACTATAGAATCATCTGACGGTAAATTTACCACGATTGATTTAAGGTTAGGTGTTGCATCATTTTATTATTATGAAGATTTACTTTCTCCTACGGTGACAGCACAACTAGTAATTGTAAGTGCTGAGGGTGTGGTATCTAATGGTGATAAAACAGATAAAAAAGAAT